TCCTTGACCTTGGTGAAGATTTTTTAGATGCCGTTGGACTTCCTGGTCCAGCCGTTGGACATTTGAATATGTTCTTGGGTCACTCAGATACAGGTAAGACAACTGCTGCAATCAAAGCGGCTGTTGACTGTCAAAAGAAAAAGATATTACCTGTGTTTATCATCACAGAACAGAAATGGTCTTTCGACCACGCAAAGCTTATGGGTTTTGAATGTGAAGAAATAGTTGACGAAGAAACAGGAGAAATGGATTGGGGTGGATTTTTCATCTTTAATAATAACTTCAGTTATATTGAACAAATTACCGACTACATCAATTCTTTGTTAGATGCTCAACAGAAGGGTGAATTAGACTATGAAGATGAGGATGGGGTACAATCACCAAGCTTATGCTTTATATGGGACTCAGTGGGTTCTGTACCGTGTAAGATGACCTTTGACGGTAAGGGTGGTAAACAACATAACGCCTCTGTATTATCAGACAAGATTGGTATGGGTATTAACCAAAGAATTTCAGGTTCAAGAAAGGCTGATTCTAAATGGGAGAATACTTTAATTATCATTAATCAACCTTGGGTTGAATTACCAGATAATCCATTTGGACAACCAAAGATTATGGCTAAAGGTGGAAACGCTGTATGGTTAAACTCATCATTGGTGTTTTTATTTGGAAACCAAAAAGGTGCTGGTACAACTAAGATTACTGCTACCAAAGACAAGCGTTCTATTAAGTTCGCGGTTAGAAGTAAGGTATCGGTATTAAAGAACCACATCAACGGTTTAGGATTTGATGACGGTAGAATTATCGTTACACCACACGGGTTCTTGGCAGGAAAAGAAACAACTGAAGAAAAAGCTTCAATTGAAAAATACAAGAAAGAATATGCCGAATATTGGAAAGACATTATCGGTACAGATGGTGATTTTGATTTAAAAGAAGAAAAAGAAGATTAGTAACCCTTTAAATAAACTATGTGTCTAAAACTTTATTAGTAGATGGTGATAACCTTTTTAAGATTGGTTTTCACGGTGTTAAAGAATTGTATAATGATGGGTCTCACATTGGTGGCGTTTATCATTTTATTAACACTCTTCGCAGATTCTTGGATGAACACAACCACGATAAAGTAGTTGTTTTTTGGGACGGAGATTCCAATTCCTCAATAAGAAAAAATATATATCCATTGTATAAGGGAAACCGAAGACAGGATATGAATGATTACAAATACGAGTCTTACTTGCAACAAAAGGCAAGAGTAAAGACGTATTTGGAGGAGGTATTCGTGCGACAGGTCGAGATGATGAATAACGAAGCTGACGACCTTATTGCCTACTATTGTAAAATTGCAACACAAGAAAACATTATTATATTCTCTGCGGACAAAGACCTTACTCAACTCATTTCCGAACGTGTAACAATTTATTCCCCAATTCACAAACAATATTTCAAAAACGGTGACAAGATTTCAATTAACAAGGTAGACATTCCTCATCAGAATGTAACAGTGTGTAAAATCTTTACGGGAGACAAATCAGATAACATTGAAGGTATTGAGGGATTGGGTGAAAAAACTCTTGTCAAATTATTTCCACAAATGCAGGAAAAATCATGCACTGTCGAAGAATTATTGGATAATGCACGAAATATCCCGCAAAAGAAACCTATGAAAAGTTTATCAAATATTTTGACAGGTAAGACAAAAAGCGGTATATTTGGAGAAGAGTTTTACACAATAAACTCTAAAATTGTTGACCTTAACAATCCATTAATCACGGATGAAGGAAAACAACTTGTAGAACAAATCTATACCGATACAATTGACCCCACCAACAGAGGATATAAGAATTTAATGAGACTGATGATGGAAGATGGTCTCTTTAATTACTTACCCAAAAATGATGAGGCTTGGGTAAACTTCTTAAAACCATTCATGAAATTAACAAGAAAAGAAAAACGAAACACAAACAAAAATTAAAACTATGAAAGAACAAGACAGCACTAAAATGGAATTTTTGCTAACCTTGAATGACAACATCGTTGTCCAAAGATTCTTTAACGTAAGAGGGTTTAACCCAAAGGCAAAAAACTCTTTAGAGTTGTATGAGTATGTTAAAGGTCTAAAAGAGGAATTAGAATATTATCTTAAAATGAAGACAGTTATCTATATGATGGATAATAGAGATTCAATTATTTATGACTCTAAAATTATGGAGACTTCATTTACTGAAGGACCAGAAGTTTTCAATCTTTTCATTAAGGTTGGTGAACAGACATTATGTCATAGAGTTTTTGACGGAAAAAAATTTCCACCAAAAGTTCGTTATACGGTGGACGTAAGACCATTTATCAAAGATGTTCTTCGTGAGTTAACTGACATTTTTTCAAATGGTCAATTATCTTACAAATATTTGGAATTCGAACTAAACAAGTAAGTATTTAATAATACAGGGGATACGAAAGAAGATTATGAATAAAAATTTTGACTACTTAGGGAACACCTTTCAATTACAATTAATCAATCAAATTATAGAAGACAAAGATTTTGCATCATCAATTATTGATGTGATTGAAAGTTCATATTTTGACAACAAGTACTTTAAAATCATTTTACAGATGATTAAAGAGTATTATGTAAAATATGAATCTTGTCCTAACTTTGATACTTTAGAACAAATTGTTAAGTCTGAAATTACACAAGAATTGGTTGCAAAGATTGTTTTGGATACCCTAAAACAAATAAAAGACGCACCATTTGAAGGGACGGTTTTCGTACAAGAGAAAGCCTTGAAATTCTGTAAACAACAGGAACTTCAAAAAGCTATGGATAAGGCTCAAAAGATTATCACCGAAGGTGACTTTGAATCTTATGACAAAGTAGAAGGGCTCGTTAGAGAAGCCCTTCAGGTAGGTGAGGTTGAAAAGAATGTTACTGATATCTTCATGGGACTTGATACAGTGTTGGACGAGGACTATAGACATCCAATTCCGATGGGAATTGCTGGTATTGATAATCTACTTAAAGGTGGTTTAGCCAAGGGTGAGATTGGGGTTATATTAGCACCTACAGGGGTCGGTAAAACCACAATCCTTACCAAAATTGCAAACACAGCTTTCAACTTGGGGTATAACGTACTTCAAATATTTTTTGAGGATAATCCAAAGATTATTCAAAGAAAACACTTTACAATATGGACAGGTATTGAACCCGATAATTTAGCACTTCATAAAGAAGAGGTGATTGGTAAAATTACCGAGATTCAAGAAACAATGAAGAATAAGTTAATCCTTAAGAAACTTGCTTCTGATTCAACAACCATGGGTCAAATCAAAAATCAAGTTAGAAAAATGATTGCTGATGGAAACAAGATTGATTTAATCTTATTAGATTACATTGATTGTGTATTACCTGAATCAAGTGCAAAAGATGAATGGAAAGCTGAGGGTTCTGTAATGAGAGGTTTTGAGGCGATGTGTCATGAACTTAATCTTGTTGGTTGGACTGCAACCCAAGGTAATAGAAGTTCAATTTCATCTGAAGTTGTAACAACTGACCAAATGGGAGGTTCAATTAAGAAAGCTCAAGTTGGACACGTAATCATCACAGTGGCTAAAAGTCTTACACAAAAAGAAATGAATTTAGCAACGATTGCCATTACAAAGTCCCGTCTTGGTAAAGACGGAGTTGTCTTTGAAAATTGTAAGTTCAACAATGAACTTCTTGAAATAGATACTGAATCTTCAGTAACATTCTTGGGCTTTGAGGAGCAACAAGAGGAAAGAAAAAGAGAGAGAGTTAAAGAGCTCCTTGAGAAAAGAAAAGAAAGAGAAGCACAGAAAAAAACCATTTAATTAAATATCTACTTTTTTAAAAAAAAACTTATTTTTTTAATCTAAATTGTTGGTCGATTGGTGTTCGACCACATATTTATCATAAAAATCAACGATTTTTTAATAAAATAACTACACCTAAAAATTTACAAAGATGGACATTTCAAACAGAATTTTATCGGATATAACTGTGTATATGAAATACGCAAAGTATATCCCTGAACTAAAAAGAAGAGAAACTTGGCAAGAATTAGTTTCAAGAAACATGGAGATGCACATTAAGCAATATCCTAAATTAGAAAAAGAAATTCGTGAGAATTACATGTACGTTTTCAGAAAGCAAGTATTACCCTCAATGAGGTC